AGGTCGAACTTCAGCGCGCTGCGGGGTGTGATCATGGCAAGGGGCGGGTCAGGCTTCTCGGGTCAGGAAGAGATCGGATGGGTTTTGAGAGGTTCCCACTCTTAATCGTTGCGCCGACCCGCTCAAGATGACGCAAGATGTCGAGAAGATCAAACAAGCTACGCGCAATTCGGTCTATCTTGTAGACAACAAGCACATCACCCTTGGACAGGCTCGCCAAGCAGCGTGCCAACTCAGCACGGCCACGCCTAGACGCGCCGCTGGCCTTTTCCTCGAATACCTTTTCACAGCCCGCTTTGAAAAGGGCATCAAGCTGTAAAGCGGTGTCTTGATCTTGCGTGCTTACACGCGCATATCCGACAAACATATTCTCTCCTATGCAAATAGAATAATGGAGAGAAAGCCGGATTCAAACAAATACAGAGAAAAATCGCCCTTTGGCAAAGGCCTGTTGCGCGGATACCGCAGTGCCATCGATTTATCAAGGGCAAGGGCTTCGCCGCCGTCCTCGCCCGGTCTCTTCGCTTCGCTACGAGCTGCGGCCTGCGGGCGGCCCCTTGACAAATCGCCGTCCCTGCTGTGCACCGTCCCTTACGGACATGGCCACCACGCGACGGCGTGGCGTCCACGTCCTACAGGAGAGCCGCGCCATGATTGCCAGCAACTACCGCAAGCACCCCGAAGCCCTCGCGCTGCAACTGCCGTTGCCCTTCGGCCGCGCGCTTGTATGGGCCCTGCCCCGGCCTACCACGCGCATCCTGCGGCAGATCCGCGCGGCCAGGGCGGCGGCTTTCGCGGCCATCGGGCGGATCGTGTACCTGGTGAAGGTAACAACGCCGCAATGGGTGATCGACGCGCGGCGCCTGACGCGTGCGTTCCAGGCGCAGTTACGCGATGCACTGCGCGAGCTGGATTTTCAGTCCCTGTAATTGGCCTCGAACACCTTGCGCGCGGCCATGTATTCATTGGCGCAGGATGGCGTCGCGGAATCGACCTTGCACGATGGCGAGGGGGTGAAGAACTTGGAGAACGCCAGTTCCTTGCGTTCTTTTCTTTCGCGCTCCAGGCGGGCGGCGAGATCGAGAGCCGACCGGCGCGCGGCTTCGGCTTCGCGGGCCTTAGCCTGGGATTCTTGGCGCTGCTGATTCAGGCGCGCGGCCTGAGCATTGCTTTTTTGAATCTGGCGCTGCACCTGTTCCGCCGCTTGTTTGGCCGCACGCTCAATACGCCATTCAACGATGGATTCATAGGTCAGCAGCGCAGCCAGGGCACCGAAGAAAACGCCCATGAATACGACGAAGAAAGCGCCCAAGAATGCGCCCTCACTGTGTTCAATTTCACGACGAAACACGTAGCACCCTCCCCTCTATGGGGAAGATGCTACCAGGGAGGCTAGAGGATAGACCGCACGCGCGCGTTACGGTCCTGCAGTTCAGCTTTCCAGGCGTCAGGCAGGGGCATGGTGGATTCCTTGGTGCTGTGATCCTGCGCCATCAATGGTTCGCGCTGTTGCTGGCGGCCCTCGTCCTCTTCCTTGTCCTTGCCCCTGCCTTCGCCCTCTTCCCAGTCCATAAAAAAGCCATGGCGCACGATATGCATGCAGATGCCGTAACTGGTCTGCAGTAGGGTGCCCTGCTGGGTGTAGCAGCGACAGTCGCCGCGCATGGTGACGCAGGCCGCAGGGTATGGCGCGCGCACGGGCTTAGTGACCTCATCGTAGGCCGGCGCGGTATGGGGGAAATCCGGTAGGCGCGGCGCGCGCTGGGCCAGGAAGTATTCCGTAGTCGTGGTATCGACGCGAGGGGGGCCCGCCGTGGCCGCCGTGGCTGGGTTGCCCTGCTGGGCGTCCTCAGCCTTTTTACCCTTGCCCATGATGGACGAGAACGCGAACCAGAAGAGCGCGATGGCAGCGACGAGCGCGAACAGGAACAGCCAGACCTTTTTAGGGATTTTCGCCTTTCCCGTGTGGAGGCTGGCACTCTCATACCAGCCGTAGACCTCTTTGGGGAATGGAACCGTAGTGACTTCGGCGGATTTTCCGGAACCCTCTTTTTCGCAATTTGGATTGACGGCGGCCCACTCCAGGACGCTGACGAGGTTCGCGCCAAAGGCACGTTTCAGGTGACGATGCCAGCCCGGGGAACCGATCAGGCGACGGACGAAGGAATCGATGTTCTGAGGATGCTGAGTGACGAGATAGAAATCGAAGCCGCGCCGCCGATGTTCCGCGAGCATGCGAATGTAGTCCGGGGGCACGCTGCTGGCAGGGCGGACAGGGAAATCGTTGTGGCATTCATCGACCAGAAAGATCGTGCCATCGGGTTCATCCTGCCAGCTCTTGATGTCGATATGTTTCCAGCTCGACAGCTCGCCGCCCTCTACGGGCTTGAACCGGCCATTGTGACAGACAGGCCGGGATTCTTTTACGCTGCGCTCTCGCACCCATTTAAGGGTGTTGAGGGTTTTGCCCGCGCCATTCGCGCCAGTGACGAGATAAAGCATATCAGACCTTCAAAACCCACTTTTTGAAACTATCACTTTGAACACCATCCAGAATAAGCCGAGTAGTGATAGCACTACCAACGATGCTTATGGCCTCTCCTACGCGCATGTAACCGACAAGAGAGAGCGCCTCCCCAGGCAGGCCAGAGAGAGATGAAACAGCTTGACCCTGAAGCCAAGTAACAGACGAATCAAGACCCTTATAAGTCATAACGACCATACCCAACGCGACAAAAATCCGGCCGACCATGGAGCCGACTATATTCAAAAGCATCCCGCCAATGGCAGCAACAAAGACCGGCATAAATAGACCCTTTAAGTGCGAGTAAGAATCCGCATTGCAATAAGAAAAGCGACAGCAACTAAAGCATCGCCAGCCGCGCGGAGATACGGGCAAACCTCATTAAAAGGAATAGTAAAGGAGACGCCCATAACCGTGAATTGCTTGTTCGCAATGCACGAGCCGCCACCGATTGCACTAGAAGTTTTTATCTTAGAGGATATGTCCTCTTCTTTATTCCCCTCAAGGTCTTTGGTTTGATTGCCTTTTTTATCTTTGTCTTTCTCGTAAAGCTTGGATTCGTCACTTTCTGTATCGAATAATTTGCAGTTGCGGATGTGCTGCTCCCGAGCAATTGCGCACTGAATAGCGTCGCCCTTACAAGTGAAACCAGAGATACACGAGCCAGCAAAACCCTTCCCGCCACCGCCACCGCCACCGCCGTCCTCGCCGTCCTCGCCGTCCTCGCCGTCCTCGCCGTCCTCGCCGGTGCCGGTGCCGGTGCCGGTGCCGGGGCCGGTGCCGGGGCCGGGGCCAGTGCCGGTGCCGGTGCCGGTGCCGGAATCAGGATCAGGATCAGTGCTGCCATCACCAACCGAACCCGTGCCACTGCCCGAGCCCGTGCCGGTGCCGCCGGTGCCGCCGGTGCCGGTGCTGCCGCTGCCGGTGCTGCCGGTGCCGGTGCCGCCAGTGCCGCCAGTACCAGTACCACTAGGGCCGCTCCCATCCCCCGAACCATCGCCAGAACCAGTCCCGCCCGTACCGCTACCAGTGCCAGTACCGGGACCAGTACCTGAGCCGCTACCCGAGCCGCTACCCGCACCGCCATTCGTACCGCCACTACCGGCGCCATTCGTACCGCCACTACCATCGGAGCTTGAGCTTGAGCAGGAGCCGCCCGTGTAGGAGTAATTGCTGCCGCACCACTTTTGACCTGATGCATCGACGTAACAAACATCGACGCCAGCGCCGGACCCGCCCCCGCCCCGAACAGCTAAACAACCCATATCGCACATTTGAGAGGGAGAAGAACCAACCGAGTCAAAGTAACCCTCTTTTCCTTTCTTGTCGAGGCAAGCGGAATCCGTTTTTGGTTTGCACTGCCCATAAACCTCCTCATAACCGGCAGAACAAGCGCACGAAACGCCAGACTGCGAACTATTACCAGGGCAAACAAAATCAATCATATAAGGCAAAGAGTGTTGATGGGAACCGAAATCCCCCCCAACCGATTTGCCCTCAGCGAAGCCCGTACGAAAAAAAGCACATTCTGGGTCGTCGCCCTTGCGATGAATACTAAAACCAGTCCAATTTCCAGGGCGAAACGTATTACCCGCAGCAGCCAGGAACGCAGAGCAGGCACCAGAACGAGACGTAGACCGGGGGTACTCAATATTGTTATGCACAATACGAAAACTCATGACTTTAGCCAACTCAGCGTAAGCCGATGTTTGCAAACCAATAGTCAGAACAATAAACATCAAGCGGAAAATATAAGCCATGCCGCCCCCAATAATGCAACGATTATCCAGATACCCATGATTTACCCTTTTTGATGCAATCTGATTCGCATTAAAAAGGGGTTCCGAAGAACCCCATTTGCCGGATTAGGGCTTAGCTCAGAGCGCGGCGCACCCACTTGAAGGCAGCAGCAGCCACCAGCACCAGCAGCACAGCTCCGCCAATAGCGACCACCGAAGCGACGTTGCCATTGATTTCAGTGGTAACGCCAGACACGTCCACTGCGGCATTGGCCGCACCAGCTGCGACCAGCGCGAGGGCGGGCATGGAACGGCGCACGAATTGGGTTTTGAACATCTTGTTCATGGTTTCAGTCCTCTTGAGTTGATGAATTGCCGTCAGATCGAAGAGCTTGGATCAGGGCCCGAAAGGCCCAGCCCGCAGCCCATACCGCGAGGACGGCGCCCGCGATTTGTGCGCCTTCATCTACCGTCATTTCGAGGAGAGGAAGGCTGTGTACGACCGTGACC